CGGCAGTGATCTCAGGCGTTGACGTGCCAGTGTCGACCGCTAGCGCCTGCATGAACTCAGCCGACGCTTTTAGCGCCCCCGTGAACTTCCCGCCGATCAGGTCACCGGATTCACCGGCGCTGGTCTTCAGCTTCATGACCTCGGACTGAAAATCCGCAGCGGACTTGACACCGTATCCGGCCATCGCCCCGGCGGCGACAATCGTCGCGGTGCCAACCTTGCCGAGGCCAGCGACGATGCCTTCCTGCTCCTTGCGCAGCTTGTTCGCGGCTGCCGTCGCCTCAGCGCTTCGGGTGAGCTGTGCCTTCTGCGCGTCGGCCACGCCGATGATCGCGGTGGTCGTGTCTCGGTAGGTCTTGGCCAGCGCCGCCTGGCCCTCGGCCGCCGTCTTGTCGGCTGCGCTCAGGAGTTTCAACTCCCGCTCAAGAGACGCCGCCATCTCGGCCTCAAGTCGCGCGGTCTCGGCGGCTATCCGCTCGGCGTCACCCAGCGCCAACTGCTCTTTGGCTGCTTCCCCCGCCGACGTCGCAACGGCGTTCAGCGCGGTCGAGTCCAGCGCCGCCCCGCCGACGCCCTTCATCTCGGCGGTGACCGCCAGCAGGCTGGACGCGACCTCCCGGTTTTTGACGATCATCGCATCGGACTCGGCCAGCCATTGGTTCGCGTCCAGCACGAATTCCTGTACGGCCGGTGGCAGGAGCTCGGCCATTTATGCGCCCTCCAGTGCGGCCAGCCAAGCCTTTGCCGCGACCTCGCGCAGCCTGCCGCTGCCGACCATCAACTGAATGGCCGGGTGCAGGTACGGCCTGGCCGGTAGCTCCACCCGCTTGGCGAAGTGCGCGCCGCTGCCGTCGGTCCAGTGCAGCATGCCGCCCTTGGCCTCGATCACTCCGCCGAATTCCTGGATGCGCGCGTATACGACGCTGGACCCCACCGCCGCCCCTGCACGGCCTGGGCCGAGGGACTGCGGTGGGGTCGCTTTCACGCTCCTGCGCAAGGTGCCGGACACCACGGACGGCGGTTCGCCCGCCGGTCCTGCTGGCTCGCCCTCGCCGTGCGCGCGTTGCGATAGCACCTCCATGGTCACGGCCACGCCGAGCAGCGACATCGCCCGGACGGTAGCCAGCGCCGCCGGACCGGCCGCCGCCGCCCGCAGCGCCTGCAGCCGGGCGTTAACTTGTTCCGTCGCGTTGCCCGCCACCTGCTCACCCCCAGCCACCGCCGTACTTTGGTCCTGTATTTGACGACGCCTGCTGGCGTGCGTCCTGCTTCAGCCGCTCGGTCTCTTGGTCCTCTGAAGCGTTGTGATCGACTGCCGCCATCAGCGATGGCGCGTGCCGGACGAACCACAGCGGCTGCTGTTCGGTGACCGTCGGCGGCCAATGCCAGCGCTCGGCGAACCAGGCGAAATCGAACAGGTCGGCTAGGTGTTCGACGGGGAAGGCTGGACCGAGGTCTGCGGGGTCGCCGGTTCGGAGGAAGACACTGAGTCTTTCCCGTTCGGCTTCGATGATTTTCCCGCGTTGTCCACGGCGTCCTTGTACGGCTGTGCCACCTGGACCAGTTCGTTGTAATCTTCCAGCGACAGCTCGTCCAGCGCCGCCGGGTTGGCCATCGGGTGGCCGTGGGTGAACGACCACATGGTGATCAACCGCGCCAGCAGCGCGTCCATCTGGTCGTCGGCGATGCTCATCGAGATCTCTTCGAGCACGCCGTCCTTGACCCGCAGTTTAACGGCGCGGCGAATGGCTTTGGCGTCACCGGCCTTGAGCTCTGACATGTCACGGAAGTCAGCCCAGTTGCCGCTGGGGAGATCTACTCGCACAGTATGCTTTCCCTTGTGATAGGGGGGATGGTCGTTGGGGTCGGGGTGAGATGGGTAGGAAGGGCCTGTCGGCTGGCTCAGTACGTGGGGACCGCGTTCTTGACCGTGATCTTCACCGGGCTGAACCCGGCCGAGAATCCGGTGTTGGTCGTGTTGGCGATGCACTTGGCCGAGACGTCGTAGCCGAACGCCTCTTTGCCGTCCTGAATCTTGGCAGCGTCGAACGCCGTGACCTGAGAGTCGATCTGCACCGAGCTGGAGTTGGGACCGGTGGCGATGATCTGCACCTGCGGTTGCACGTTGTTCAGGAAGTTGAGCAACTGGGACTCAGACGGGACCGGGCCGAACTTGAGCGTCAGCGCGGCAGTAAACCCGCCACGCACGATGATGAACGGGTTCTGGGCACCCTGGGCGGTCCAGTACGGGCCGATCTTGCGATGGACCGAGAGGACCCATTCTTCTACGTAGTTGTTCAGAGTGCCGCCGCTGGCCGGTCCGCCGACACCAACGATCGAGTTCCACGCGGCCTGTGTGGGCTGTGCCGACGGTGACACGGTCGGCGTCGACGCGGCGATCGCGGACAACCATCCTTGGCCCTTGCCGTCCCAGGTGAGCAGGCTGGTGGCGTTGCCGGTGAGTTGCACCTCGCTGAAACAGCACGAGGAGTAGACACGCGCGCCGGTGGACGCGGGCAGCCCACTGATGTCGGTGATGGTATGCGTCGGCGGTTGCGCGCCGTTGGCCGCGCTGTTCAGCAGGCTGAACACGTGCGTGTAGTTGCCGTTGCCCGCTGCGGTGTTGGTCACCGTCGACGCCGTGGCGTGCGCGAACCGGACCGGAGTGGCAGGCATTAGCGTGATGGTGTTGGTCGCCACCGATTGAACCTGGACCACCTCGGCACCGCCGTTGGCGTCCGGTCCGACCTGGATGTACTGGTTTGCGGCGAAACCGGTGCCGGACACCACTGTGAGCGAGGTGGCACCGGCCGCGACCGAGCCGTTCAGCGTGCTGTTCGGGGTGGTGGCCGTGCCGGTGGTGACGTAGTCGCCCATCAGGTTCAGCAAGCCGTAGCCGATGGTGTCGGCGTACACCGGGCCACCGATATCGAAGTCGGTGTTGTAGGTGCCCTGGATGTACGCGTACTCCTCGGCCATGGCTTGCCGCCACGACTTGTCGATCAGGCCGACGATCTTGTCGTCTGGTGTGAACTTCTCACACGGGATGGTCGCCGTGGGCAGCACCGGCGTGCCGACCGCGTTCACCGCTTCTTTAGCTATGCCAATAGCTCGGCGGACGACCGGGGTCACTGCTGGCGTGGGCACTAGCTCACCACCTTCTTGGTCTTGGCGGTGGCTTTGGCCACCTCAGCCTGCTGTTGGTATTCGCTCCACATGCCGTCCTGTGGAATCTCCGGCAGCGCGTCGTTTCCGCCGCCCCGCCGAATCCGCACTGGCTGCGCCCCGGGGTGACCGATCAGCGTGGTATGGCCGCCAGCGGCGTCGACCGACTGGTACCCCGGATAGATCCGCGTTTCGGTTCCCGTATACACGTGCAGAGTGGCAGGGTCCACGCAGGGCTCTCCTATGCCTGGATGAATTCGGAAAACGGGACGTGCACCAGCGCGCTGTAGCGCAGGTACCGCTGGTCGGCCACCGAACGCACTCCGGCGAAATCCCAGGACATGCGCTCGCCCACGCCGACCATCCACGACACAGCGCCGGTATCCGGGTCGACCACCGGAGCCGGGTCTGGACTGGTGCGCAGCGTGAACATGACCGAGTCCACGATGGATGGGAACGCGATATCGGCCTGCGGGTCGGTGTCCTCGCCGAACCAGGCCAGCCAGATGTCGAACTGCTGGTCGACGGTCTTCCAGCCAGCGCGGGTTCCTGGGCCGATGTTGCGCGGCACCGATTGCCGGTGCTCGTCGCCCTTGGACGGCCAGATGTACGCCGCCGGAGCGGAGTCGAAATTCGGGTCGGGCGGCGTGATGAATGCCTGCAGGACGCCGGTGTTGGCCGGGCCAGGGATCACCAGCCCGTTTATCAGCCCTTGAATGTACAGTTGCGCGGTGACCAGCGGCATCAGATCACGCGCCTGAACGGCTGCAGCAGCAGCTCGGCCTCGGACGCCATCTCGATCGGGCTCTTTGCCCCGCCACCGCTGCCTGGGGTGATCGACTGGACCGTCGTCGCGGTGGCACCTCGGGTCAGCGCCTGCGCGGCGGCGAACAGCGCGGTGGCCCACCGGACGTTACCCGGCAGGGTGGAGAGCATGGTGCCTGGCGGGTGCCCGTTGGACAGCGGTGAAGCCAGCGTCAGGGTGCCGGGTCCGGTGGTGGCGCTGGCCGCCGTGCAGGTCACGGCCTCCTGTACAGCGCCGTCGAACAGTACTCCCGTGGCCCCCTGGCCGCCGGGGGCAGTGGGTGCCCAGCCGGTGCAATCGTCCACCAGCACCGTGGTCGCTCCCGGGCTTGCGTTGGCGGTCAGCCCGCAATGCGGCCAGCCGTTGGAGTAACCGATCCGCAGCCGGTAGCCGTTTCGGCCAAGGTTCCAGCTCGCGAAGCCGGGCGCGATCATGATCGCCTGGCCGCCCTCGCCGCTGTCGCTCGGGCTGGAGGTGCCATAGACCCCGGCCAGTGGCCGTTCGACCTCGTACAGACCGGGGTTGACCGTGGTCCACTGGCGCGGGTAAGCGCTCGACGGGGTGTATTGCACGCTGTTCACCGTTGTGACCGGCGGCCGAGACAGAATGGCGCGCACCTCGCCGGTCGATTTGTCGATGGTGGCGTAATAATCGGGACAGCGCAGCGTCTCAGTGTTGTAAGTGCAACGCAGTACCGTGTTTACGTAGCCGTCGACCATGCCGGTGGCAGTCTGGCACAGGTCCATCTGTGCGGCGAGCTGCTGGGCGTTGGTGGCGTTGCGCGATGGGATGGTCGACCAGGCGATGCCGAGCGGCATCTGGGTCAGCATCGCCGGGGTCAGATACGGGGTGCCAGGGCCGATCGTGGTAACCATGTCAGTTCCTTACCGAGACGACACGAACGCCCAGCGACCTGGCGCACTTGGCACAGAGATGGCGCGCTTGCTGCGGGTCCCAGCGATCGTGCCGGTCGCACAACGGTGTCCGGCAGTTGGAGCAATCGGCCACCGGGTGCGAGACACGCGCACGCCGACCCCGTCTGGGTCCGCCGCATTTACCGCACAGGCCGATGCGCGCCACCGGGCCAGCTCTACCCTTGATCTTCCAGCCGCTTGACCAGCGCCGCGCGGTTGCCGGTGGCGGGCAGTCCGGCCTCGCGGCACAGCACCTTGAGTTGCGCCACGGTCAGCTTGCCCAGGTTGGTGGCGGCGTCCTCGGCGGCAAGCTGCTCCGAGCTCTTGACGACCGGTGGCGGGCTTACCGGCGCGACCGGCTCGGGGGGTGGCGGGCTGACCGGTCGCTGGGCCGTCGGCCGGACCAGGATCACCTCGTCCTCGGGCGTGTCCCTGCGCACCTCGCTGGCCTGGGCCGCCAGCTCTGCGGCCAGCAGCCGGGCTCGGGTCTGCGATTCGCGCTCTTGCATCGCCTTGGCCTGGCGCTCCAGCGTCTCGACCTGCGCCGCCTCGTCCGGCGTCAGCGGAATGCGCCAGCGGTCGGGAGTCCATTGGTCGGGCAGCCGCCGGGTGAGGTAGTCCTCACACAGTGGGCAGTCGATGGCGAACAGCTTGACCGGTTTCCCTTCGATGACGGGTCGGCTGTGGAATTGGCCACAACCTCCGCCATCGTTGGGGACTCCGACGCCGACGACGTCGGACCTGGCGTAAAGTACCACTG